CGGTGCTGTTCATGGGTGGGGGTGCCCTTCGTCGTGGTCGGGGTGCAGCCGGTGGTGCAGGGCCTCGCGCAGCAGCTCGGCCTGCTGCTCGTTGCGGCGGCGGTGCTCGGCGCGGTGGTCGGCCAGGTGGTCGCTAATGCGCGTCTCCAGCTGGTCGATGCGACGGCCAGCGGTGTCGGTCGCCACGGTCAGCTTGGCCAGCTGCTTGTCGAGCTTGGGCAGCTCGTCGGCCGCCAGCTGGGTCTGCTGCTCGATGCGGGCCAGGCGGGTGCCCAACGGCCGCAGGGCCAGGCCGCCGACGGCGCCGACGACGCCCACGGCGGCCGACAGGGCGCCGATGGCCTCGGGCCAGGTGGTCATGCGGCGTAGTCCCACACGGTCGGCGCTGCGGGCGTGCCGCCCGTCGTGTTGTGGCCGCTGACGTCGCGCACGTCGACGTGGCGCACCTTGCCGGTGCGGCGGCTGCGGCCGATCCCGGCGAACAGCCGCAGGGCGCGCACCTTGCGCCAGCTCAGTCGGTAGTTGACGTCTGCTGCGGCGCCGTACAGGTGCTGACTCAGCGGGGCACCACCCACCCGCTTGTTGTGCATCGGGCAGCGGTAGCCCGACACGATCACGACCGGGCCGCGTACGCCCTCGCTGCGGTAGTAGTCGAGGCGGTGCAGCAGCTCGGGCTGCACGACGATGCCGCGACAGCCGGGCAGGTGGCCGCCGCAACCACAGGCGAACTCGTCGAAGCTGAACCACAGCGAGGCTGACGGCTTCCCGGCCTTGTGCTGCCGCAGCGACCGGCGCACGGCTTCACGTGTCAACGGCCCATTGACGCCATCTGGACGCAGGCCGAGCGCCCGCTGCAGCTCGACCAGGGCGGCGTCGGTGGGCGTATTCCGCCACCCCAGGTCGACCAGGGCGGCCGCCAGGTTGCGCCGGGTCATGGGCAGCGACCTGGGTGGCGTCATGGCTGCTGCAGCCCGGCCACGTCGCCGAGCAGCTGCACCAGCGCGTCGAGCCGGACAGCGGCTGAAGCGTTCTTGTCGGCGGCCTTCTGCAGCAGCTGGCGGCGGGGGGTCGAGGGGTCGGCGGCGGCCTGCTCGGCCGGGGTCAGGTCGACCACAGCCCGGCTGGCCGCATCCCAGCGGGACACGCCCGGCTGCGGCAGCCGGGTGACCTGCACGACCGTCAGACCTGCAGGCAGCGGGTCGGCCACGTCACTGAGACGACGGGCGTAGCTGACAGGCTCGCCTTGGGCGTCGACGACTACGGCGGGCATCAGAAGGCCTCCAGGTCTGCGATGCGCTGCAGCTGAACTGCTACCCCGGTGGCGGCCTGAGCCGTGTTGTTGCCGCGATGGCGAACAGCGACCCGAACCCCGGCCGGGATCTTGACCGGGAAGGGCAGCACGTGGAGCAGCTCGGCGGCCTGGGTGGTGCCGCTGGAGACGCGGAACCGCACGACGCCGACGACGACCTCAGCGCCAGCGCCGCCGATGCCGATGTGCAGCTCGCCCTCATGGGCCGATGCGGGCGGCAGGAAGGACATGGCCGTCAGCAGCGCGTCGACAACCACAGCACCAGCGGCAACGACCTCGATGTAAGCGCCGAACGTCCACAGTGTGCCTGCGTGCGTGGTCGCACTAACGCCGTTGGCGGCGGCGGGGTACCAGTCCGGTGCGGCGGTGCTTTTCCCCCGGTACATGGGGCTGCTGGCAGCCGCAGGCGGTGCGCTGCTGCTGACGCCCATTAGAACGTCACCCCCGTCACGCGGGCGGTGCAGGCCGCGGCCGTGGTCTGGCCCAGCTGCACGGTGTCACCCGTCGTGAGCACGTCCAGCTCGGCGGCCTCGATCACCAGCGTGCTGTTCGCGGCGACCACCTGCCCGGTGGCCAGCGCCACACCGCCGACGTTGACCGCCACCACGGCCGGGGCGGCGGTCACGTTGGTGACCACCACGGCCTTGACGATCACGTTCGTGGCGGCCGGGACGGTGTAGACGGTCACGGCCGCCCCGGTGGCGGGGGTGCCGCGATAGAGGCTTTTCGGCGCGTAGGCCATCTCAGAAGGCTCCTGTCCAGAACAGCACTTCCAGGGCGTCAACCCTGGCGCTGACGGCCGCGACGGTCGCGCCCGCTTCCAACGTGTCGAGGCGGGCATCGGTGGCCGTGTCGAGCGCGTTAACGGCCGCGGCGACGGTCGCCACGGCGGCGGCCCGGGTCGCGGCCTCGGCCGCGTCGGCGGCCTGCAGCGCCGTGCGTACGGCGGCCAGCTGGATGTCGGTGGCGTCGGCCAGGTCGGCGATGGCGTCCCAGCCGTTCGTCACCAGGTCGGTCAGCTCGGGCTTGGGCAGGGCGAAGGTTGCGGTGGTCGTGGTCATGGGTTCCTCACACGTCGGCCCAGGTCAGGGCGGGGTCGAGCTGGTCCCAGCGCTGCCGCGCCGGTAGGTCGAGCCAACGGCCGGGGTTGTCCTGGCCGAAGTCCCACGCGACAGCGGCCCACCAGGTCAGGTCGGGGTCGATGTCGGCCCAGGTCACGTCGCTGGCCACGTCGGCCCAGCGCGGCGCCGGGCCGCCCCGGCCGTAGTCGCCAGCGACCAGCTGCAGGCGCCAGCTGGTGCGCGTGACTGTCTCGGTCCAGCCCTCGCACCACAGCCGCGCCCGGCGCCACGGCCCAGCGGCGGGCATCCCGGCTACGGTCACCAGGTCGCCGAGCTGCAGCTGCAGCAGGGCGGTGCGCTGGGCGGCGCTGACGGTGCCGCCGCTGGTCAGCAGCTCGACGGCCAGGCCGGGCTGGTCCCAGCGCGGAATCGAGCCCTGCCCGACCAGCCGGTAGGCCAGCGCGTCGGCGTCGGCCAGCTCGGCCAGCTGGGTGGCGGTGCTCACCCCGAACGGGCCGAAGCGGGCCCGGCTGGTCGTGTCGGTGCGGCGCACCTTGGCCTGGTCGCCGCCACCTTCCGGCTTGGGTCCGTAGCCCAGCTCCGCATCGTTGAGCAGCGCGCCCTGCCGTTGGGACACCTTGCCGCCGTCGCGCAGCAGGTTGGCGCTGGACAGCTCGACGCTGGAGGCGACGCCCTGGCGGTGGTTGGCGTCGTGCCAGACCAGCGTGCCGTCGCGCAGCTCGACCAGCGTGCCGCGGCTGTGCGCTTGCAGCTCGGCGAGCAGCTGCGCGGCGGGCTGGCGATCGACGTCGCGGGCCAACATCGTGACGGTGCCGGGGTCGTGCAGGCCCAGGGTCAGGTCGGCCGGCACTTGGGCCAGCTCGAGGATTCGGGCCGCCCGGGCGCCGTCGAGCTCGGCGGGCCAGGGCGCGTCGCCCACGTACGTGCGGCCCAGCCGGGCGGTGGCGGTCGCGGCGGTCAACGTCAGCAGCCCGGGCGCGTCCAGGGTGCGGCCGGGGGTCACGTCCTGGTCGGTCAGGTGGCCGCGGAATCGCACCTTGGCGGCCGCCAGCTCGGCCGGGCTGTCGAGCCCGGCCCAGGCCAGGGCGTCGTCGCCCAGCTCGATGGTCAGCGGGTCGCCCAGGCGGGGCAGCTGGGGCAGGGCGTCGGTGCGCAGCTCCACCCGGGCGGTGCCCGGGACGGGCAGCCCGGTGGGGTCGGTGCGGCCCATCGTCACCCGGTAGCCGGTGGTCAGCTCGGCGGGCACCACGGTGTCGCCGACGGTGACCACGACCGCGTCGACGCCCACGCGGCGGTCCAGCAGGCTGGTGTCGGTGCCGCTCATGCCGCAGCCACTCCGCCGAGCATCGGCACGGCACCCAGGCGCACGTCGCGGTCGCGCAGCAGGTCGGCGAGCTGGCGGGCCACGCTGTCGGCGTCCAGGGCGCCGTCCACCCGAATCGACTGGTCGATGGTGCGGGCGTCGATCACGACCAGGCCGCCAGCTGCACGGCCGCCGACGCTGGCCAGGCCCGACGGGCCGTCGCCGAACGCGGCGCCGACCAGCTGCTGCGACCGCGGGCCGAGCTGGTCGACCACGCCGACCAGCTGCGGGCCGCTGACGGCCAGCGGTGGGCCGCCAAACGGGTTGAGCTTGCCCACGATGCCCGACACGGCCGAGCCCTTGTCGAGCACCCACTGAACCTTGCCGATCACGGTGTCCAGCGCGCCGACGACGCCGCCGATGATGTCGAGCACCAGGCCGATGGCCTTCCCGACGACCTCAAAAGCGATCTTCAGCGTGGTGCCGACGTACGGGGCGACCTTCAGCACGACCTTGCCGACGGCCTCCAGGGCGTCGCCGATCTTGTCGAGGTTGTCGCGGTTGTCGTCGATGGCGGCGCCGATGGTCTTCAGCGCCGACCGGAACCCGTCGAGCACCGGGCCCGCGATCTTCAGCACCGCGGGCACCACGTTGTCGAGGATGAACCCAGCCCAGCGAGTGAAGACCGGCACGACGTTGGTGCCGATGAACGTGGCCAGCTGCGCCAGGGCGGGCAGCAGATGGGTGCGGGCGTAGTCGCCGAGCTTGGACAGGGCGGGCACCACGTTGTCGGTGACGAACGCGCCCACCTTGGTGAAGGTCGGCCCGAGCTGGGTGGCCAGGTGGTTCCACAGGGCCTGGGCGTTGGGTAGCAGCGACGTGCTGACGTAGGTGGCCAGGGTCGTCAGGACCGGCAGCAGCTTCTCGCCGACGCTGGCCTTGACGTTCTCAAACTGTGCGCCGAGCACCTGCTGCTGGTGGGCCAGCGTGTCGGACTCGCGGCTGAACGCGCCGTGGGCGGCGGCGGTCTTCTCGGTGAGCAGCGTCAGGGTGGCGTTGGCCGTCGCGGTCTTCAGGGCGGCGCCGGTCAGCTTGTCGTGGCCCTCTGCTGCCAGGCGGGCGTTGACGTCGCTCTGCTTGATGCTGACCCCGTACTTCTCAATGGGGTCCATCTCGCCCTTCAGCAGCGAGCCGACGGCAGACACGGCGTCGGAGACGCTGCCGCCGAAGGTGGCCGCCAGGTCGGCGCCCATCTTCACCAGGTTGTTGGTCTGGCCCGCCGCGTCGGCGGTGCTCTTGCCCATCCCGGTCAGCTGGGCACCGACGACGTCCGCCAGGCTGGCATATTCGTTCTTGCTCAGCCCGACGGCCGCCGATGCGTTGTCGGCCCAGCTCTTGACCTGGGCCGCGTTCTTGCCGAACACGGACTCCAGCGCGCCGTAGCTCTGCTGCACGTCGCTGGCGCTCTTGACCGCCGACACCGCGAACGCACCAGCAGCGACCGCACCGACGGCCAGCCCGGCGCCGATGACGGCGCCGACCTTCTTGGCGCTGTCGCCGAGTCGACCAAAGTGGCGGTCGGCGTCGTCGACGCCCTTACCGACGCCCTTGGCGTCGGCCACGATGTCGACCTTCAGGACAGCGGGACGGCCCACGGTGGCGGTGCTCCTTTCAGGTGGTCAGGGCCTGCACCCGTTGCAGGGCCAGGTCGGTCATGGCGGCGTATTCGGCGAACGTCACGTGCTGCAGGTCGGCGGGGGTGCATCCCCACAGGAACGCCAGCGCTACGCGGGCGCGGGCGCCAAAGGGTCGGCGGCCTCCTGGTCGTCAGCGGCGAGCTGCTGCGACAGCTCGTCGGCCTGGTCGGTCAGCTCGCGGAAGCTCAGCTTCCGCAGGTCGGCCAGCAGCTTCTTGGGCTCGGTGCTGCGGTCGGCGCGGCGGCGGTGCAGCCACAGCACGACCGCTAGCGCGGCCTCGTACCTCTCGCCGTGGGTCATGACCTGCCGCACCAGGCTGGTGCCCAGCTCGCGGCTGCCCGCGTCAATCTCGGCGATGGTCAGGCTGTCGAGCAGGTCGCGGCGCTTGGGCTGCGCGGGCTCGGCGGCCTGGTCGTCGTCGACGGGCGGCGGGTCGATCTTGGGCTTGATGCTCATGGGTGCGAGTCCCTTTCGGTTGGGGTTAGCCGCCGACCTTCTCGACGGCGGCCTGCAGGTCGTTCTCGTACGCGGCGAGCCACACGTGCTCGGTCGCCTGGGCGGCGTCGACGACGAATGGCTGGCCCTCGATGCCGCGGGCGGGCCAGCCCCAATGGATCGGCCCGGCGTAGGGAACCCGGGCGCCGCCGAACAGCACGGTCGCTCGGCCCAGGGCGCGGTTGCCGCGCCCGCTGGCCGCAAGGGTGCCCGTCTGCCGGGGCGCCCGGGTGCTCGCGGCCGCCGCGACGATGCTCGCCGCGGCGGCGTTGGCCGCCTTCAGGTCTTCAGCGTCGCCTTGGAACTCCCGCAGCTGGCGGCGCAGCTGCGGCAGCCCCTCGACGACGACCTGGGCGGGCATCGGCCTACGGCGCCGGGTAGGTCGGCGTCGGGGCCTGCTGGCACGGCCAGGTGCCGCCGCTGGTCAGCCGCTTGTTGACGTCGCCGCCGACCTCGACCGGGCGCACCTTGACGGTGCCCGCGTAGGTCACCCCGGTGGCGTTGGGGCGCCAGCTGTAAGGCACGACCTCGCCCGCGTTGGCCAGGGTGAACGCGACGAACCCGGCCGGGTCGTCGAAGTCCTGAATGGCCTCGATCCGCAGCTGCCAGGTGGTCTCGTCGTCGCCGGTGATGGCGGCGCCGCTCAGCACCTCCACGGGGTCGCCCACCTCGTCGGTGTTCGGCACCAGCCGCACCCCGGTGGCCTGGTCGGCGAAGTCGATGGCGTCAATGGTGAGCGTGCCGCCCTTGTTGCGGCTCTCGGTGATCGGTGGCATGACGGTTGGCCTTTCAGTCGGTGAAGGTCAGGGCGTAGGCGGGCAGCGCCGGGCTGTCGGGCGTCATGGCGAATGACACGGGCTCGGCGGTTTC